GTCTTATAGTTGGAATTTATGGGGCACCTATATATGGTGTCTCGGTTCTTATGGTTGGTGGCGGTTTGCTTTTAACTAAAATCGCTACTGGTTATGTGAATGCTAAAATAATAACAATTAGTAAGAGTGTGGATAGGGCAATTGAAAATAAGACTAATCAAATTGTTGCTAAAGTCGAGCAAAAAGCTGATCAATTAGTTGCACGAGTGGAGGAGAAGGCGGAGAGTGTAATCACAAAGGCTGAAGAAAAGGCTAAATCCGTTATTCATAAAACTCGTGAATTAGTCCAGGAAACAAAGGTAGCTGTAGATGGATCAGTCGATAAAGCGGCTGATACCAGTTTGGGGTTGTTCAAGGATATTGCTTTTTATAGTGGTATAGCTGGTATGACAAGCTGGTTAGGCTATAAAATTTATAAGCGAGTTTATAAGTATTGGAATTCTGATAAACCCAGTGAGGTTAAAGAAGTCACTGACAATTTAGATAAGTATTGGGACGTTATTGTCTTCTTGTTATGCAGCACATTGACTGTTGCTGGTCGTTGGCGTGCCATAGTGCGCAGTCTCTCCTATGCACGATCTGTTTGGAATATTATTAAGTCAGCTGTCAGTGGATCTGAAGTTGTTTATCGTTCGTTGGGAGGTACTGGGACTTCTCAAAAAACTTCCAATGAGATTCTCAGTGATATGGAGCCACCTTTGATTGAGGTTTGTCATTATACTTCCAAATGTACCAAAATTCTTGAAGGGAAAAAACATGAATACATTAATGAATGTGGTAATCCTATTGCAGGTACTTCTAAGTACTGCTTTGAGCATTTGGGCAAAATGGGATCCTCATTGTGTACTTGGGCTGGGTGTTCTAATCTTGCTACCAGTAAAATTGATAATAGATGTGATGTACATTGGAATAAACGTATAAGAGCTCGACCTTTAATTTGTTTAACGGAGGATTGTAAAGTTCAAGTTGATGTTGATGGTGATTACTGTGTTCCTTGTCAAATGAAAAGATCTAAAGGAGATGTTGTGGTTGCTTCAACTTCAATCGATAAAATTGTTATTGAGAGGTCTCCGGGTGAAGGTGTTGGTGATTCGGATAGTGATGATGATAATAAGGATCCAACCCGTTCTATCGAGTCTTTTACCTCAGCTTTAATGGCGTATAAGTACACACCTTCATTACCAATGGAATTTTATGATGTTGTTGATTGGTTATCCTACCCAATTAGGCAGGATTATTTGCCTTGTTTGAATATTGATTGCCCTAAGGAGTTTAATTGTCCCCTCTGGTATGCTAATCATTTAGTGAATGAGCATTTCTTTGGGAAGTCAATGAATGATTTCATTGCAACAGTCAATAATCCTTCCAGTAAATATGATCAAATAGACAAGACACGGCATATGAATTATATAAATTTTACTCTTGTTGCATGTTTTGGTGTCCCACTTGAAACCTCTCGCATTTGGAATGCCTATTGTGTTGCCCATATTATTCCCGAATCGAAAATTGTGCAACCTGTTCAGGCTCCAGGTTTTGTACCCGTCGATCCTAGAGTTGGTAAGATTTATAGAAAAGCCAAATTTTACATCACTTCGGCTTTTGCTGTTACTTTCGCAACTGCACTTCTTTGTGTCGCATATTGGTTGTGGCGTATTCGAAAGAGGTGGAAGGATAAGCAGTCAATTATTGTTTCTGTGTCTAATGGTGAAATAAAGTTGCAAGAGAAGGGTCGATGGATCGATTATCCTAAGAATGATCCCCGTCGTTGGAAACGTGGTGATGATGGTAGCTTGATCGATACCCAGGACCCTGGAATTTATTCTAAGGCCCAACAAAAAGCGGCAATTTTGAAAGATCCTAATTTAGGTATGGGTGATTATGCAGTTGGTGTTTATGGTAAAGGGAAAAATTCCCAAGAGACTGTTGATTCCCGTTGGTGCCCTCATTTTGCGTGGTGGGGTAATTGTCATGTTGTCGGCTGTCCCCTTCCGCATGTTAACTTTGGTACTCGTGATCAAAATAGGAATAAAGTTCGAAATCTTTTATCTGATCAAACGGTATCATGTCGTTTTATTAAGGGTTGCACAGATTCTATTAGAAATAAGTGCCCTTTTGCACATCAACCCAAATTAAATGTTCTTGCTGCACCCTTTCAGCCTAAGTATAAGAAAAAAGATAAGGATAAGGTTAAGGTTAAGGAAACTTATACACAAGATGAAATATTGAAATCACAATCGCCTGATTCGACTGTTGAATTAGAATGGCTTTGGTCAAAAAAGAAAACTGCTGAGCCTCAAATTCGTGATCAAATTGATTTAAAAATTAATGGTCTTCAATTTGCCGTTAAACCCACTTTGACTGGTGTCTCTTATGTTGAGAAGGAGCAGGACTTGATGAAAGGTGATCTTGGTGATACTAAGCGTTTTGAAGTTGCAACCATTCAAATGCCAGTTGACCAAACATCAACAACTTGGTGGTCCCATTCTGTTTTTCCTGTTTCAGTTACCTCTGACGAAAATTTGTTTGCCAGACCAGATCGAAATGGTTATTTGTCGTCTGATGGCATTATAAGTATTTCTCATAAATGGCATGCAGAGGTTAAACATGATTTTCTTTTTGAATTTAATGCAGTTGAAGATAAGGATGGTTACTTGTATCCTAAGCACTGTAAGATTGAAAACGGTGTTGAGAAAATTATTAAAATGAAGTTTATTGGATCCGATGCCAAGGTTCATGGTGAACATAGTTTTGGTGTTGCTGTTCGGTGGGCGGTGCCCTGGGTGTTGCAAAAATGGCCTGTGTTGCCTGGTGAATCCACTGGCGAGTGGCCAACTGGTGTTCAGGTTCATATGATAGCTAAAGTTCCTACTGCAGTTTGTAATGCTGGTGCAACATCTCTTGCAACTAAAGATGGTTTTGAATATCCCGTTTGTAATTATTGGTCTGTAAATGGGAATTGTGGTGCGCCTGTTATTGGTTCTGATAAAAAACTTCGTGGTACCCACATCGGTGGCTGGACTGACATTAGTGTCAATACAGTCATCCGAAAAAACTGCAAAGCGGGCCTTTAATAGGCCCGTATGGGGAATATCCCGGAGAGTTTAATTTTAATTTCCGTGAAAATTGTTTGCCTAGTGACCTTTACTCCGAGATATTAGAACCCCTTAAAAATTCAAAAGGTCAAGCTTTTGACTATTTAGGTCAGGTTCGCGCTCCTGCGCACTTTAATAAAGATAAAGAGTTTGATTCTCCTTTACCTGTAGTTAATAGTATTCTACTCCCCTTTCTTCATGAGTTCTATCCTGATCTCCTTGATGGCAAAATTTTAAAGACCAAATATTCATTAACTCGTAAATATGCACGTGCTGAGTATGTTTCTCTTTCAAAATACTCGGCTGATTGGAAAATGCCCTTGCTTCAGCCTTGGAAGGCGGCACAAGACATTTGTTCTGAGGCATTTTCTATTATGGATAATTCACCCATCCTAGACATTGATTCTGCAATGCAATGGTTGGATCGACAATCAAGCCCAGGTTATCCTTGGGCTTTAAAATACCAAAAGAAGGCACCAATACTTGATTCAGATTGGTGGCGATCATGGTATTGTGATTGGGAATCTACAGTTTTAGCTGGGACTGCTAAACCTTTTTATTGGCGTGGATTTATTAAAGATGAAGTAAAGAAATTGACTGATATTTTAGAACATAATCCTCGTTCTATTCTAGCCTCTCCTATTCATGGAACTGCGCTTGGTTATCGACTTTTTGGTCCTATGAACGATAAATTAACTCGTTCAGGTGTTGGGTTTAAAACCCCCTGTTTTGTGGGGGTTCCAAAGTTTGGCCGTATGTGGCATCGTTTAGCCCTGCACATTTTGCACTTTCCAAACCGCGCGCATGGTGATGCAACTCGTTGGGATGGTTCGCTTATGCCACCTTCACTTCGTTTCGTTAATGATTTCAGACAGAAATGTTGTACTAATGATAATATGAAAGCTGCCTTTGATTATTTTTATGATAATGTCCTTTATAGCCATATAGTTGGTTGGAGAGGTGATTTATTTGTTAAGAAAATTGGTCAGCCTAGTGGCCAAGTTAATACTTTGCATGATAATACTATTATTCACGCCTTATATTTTTTCTACCATTGGACTTTAAAGGTTTGTAAGGATGAACGTTTTGAGCCAACATGGGCTAGTTTTAAGGCTCATGTTCATCTTATTGTTATGGGTGATGATGTTGTTTGGTCCTGGTCAGATGATGTTCATGAATTTATGAAAGCATCTTGTGTTGCTGAGACTTTTTCCTCAATTGGTGTGAGATTGAAATTTAATGAGGATAATATCGATACTCCACAAACTATTGATACTCTTGAGTTTTGTAGTATGAATTTTAAGCCAATTTCTCACGAGGGGGTTACTGTTTATGTTCCTCTCATGAAGAGAGATAAAATGATTGCATCTATGTTTCTCAAGAAACAAGAGGTTAATCCTCGGGTTTTGCTTCGTCGCTTACTTTCAATTCGTATTGAAGTTTGGTATGATGAGTATCTTCGCAAGATGTGTGATTCTGCGGTCGATTATTTAATTACTAATTATTCTATGCAAATGGGTGGACCGCCAACAATGCAAGGTGGGGATGATGCTTCATTGGAGCTGATTCTTACTTTGCGTTGGCCTCGATATCTTATTGAGGCACATTATTTAGATCCTATTGAGTAGGGGGTTTCTTTTTTCCCCTCGCTCCTACTTATCTTATTATATAACGGGGTAAACCTTTGTGTCCCGGTGTTTAAAAAGTGGTTTTTGTAATGCGCTTCCACTTTAAATTATGACTATTCTTTGTTTACGTGAATTTGGTAAGCTATTTTTTGTTAAAGATAAAAATTGTAAAGCTTTTGCTCAGGATTATATTTGTTTAGCCATTGACACTATTTGGATTGAAGGAAGAGAGTATTTCGTTTATTTGCCGATTCTGAGATCGAACGCCAAAAGGAAGTGGAGAATTTTATGAGCAGTTTTAATGACCTGCTTGCTGATGAGAGAGATTATCTCGAGACGCGTTTCAATGAGTTTGAGTCTGAAAAGGAAAATACTCCTGGTTGGTGGTCTGTCATTGGCGCTCCTTTTGGGGTTACTCGTTTTGGTAACCCAATTGAGTCGTCAATTAATCGAGGATACAATAATTATATTGCAGCACCACTCGCCTCAGGAATTAGGTATGTTATGGGTGATAGGGTACGCAAAAAACATTTACGTGATGATGTGTCTCGCATACCATTATCCACTAATTTTGATGTTGGTGGAAAATATCACCACGATATTGATTGGAATTCGCCAGCGATAACATCTAGAGGCGAATTTAAAACTTTAGAAATGCCTAGTAGAAATCAAAGAAGATCTAAAACTCAACGTGGTCAGCGTAGGAGACCACTTTTTGGTGTTCGTAATGGAGCTACTGGTTCTCCAAATATACAACCAGGTACCCACCGTAATAATGCTAGCGGTCGTCCCATGATTTTTGGTCGTGATGGTAAGTGGCATGATTGGGAACAACGTAATTCAGGTATTACGGCTTATTATGATCTTGATTTGGGCCAGTATGTTGTTAGTTCTCGACCAAATCAACGTGGTTGGAACCCACCTCCTCGTGGTGGCCGTAATAAGCCTACACGTAGGCCTCGTCGTGTTCGTTTTCCAATCGGCGTTCCTCCACCTTTGCCTAATACTTTTAATAATGAAACTGGCCTTAAAATTGGTGGTGCAGATTCGGCTGGTGATAATTTTTCTATGACCAAATCTATTGCTGATGACTCTAAAGTTAATATCAAGATTTATCTTGGTAATATTGGTTACACAACGGCTGGTAAGGTTACATGGACCCCAAACGCAGCTGATATTGGTGGTCAGTACTACTTTAACCCTAGTATGGGCGCATATCAAAATATCAGTAGTATGCTTTCAACTATGGGGGCTAGATACCGTAGATACCGTCTTTTATCTGGCGGTAAAATGGAGTTCAAGCCCTTAATTTCGGCATATTCAAATCCAGATATTCGTGTTGCTGCACTCTTGACTAAAGATATTGATGAGTGGGGTGGTTGTACATCCACCGCCTTTGTTGGTTCACCGGCAACTCCAACTAGTGTGGACACGCCTACTCGTGTTACAGTCATGTCTAATCCTAAAGCATGTGCCACTACTGGTTGGGCTGAAAAGGGTTTTTCTTGCCCAATTCCACCCACAAAGTGGTTACATTGCCAAGGTCCTGATTCAACACAGTCTAGTTCTAATATTGTTGATTTTACAAATTCTTGGGCCCGTTATGAACAATGTTTAGCCTTTACATTAGGTATAAACATTTCGGGTACTGTTGGTGCTTCAACAATTAATGTTTTAGAGGCATGGATTGATGTTAGGGTGGAATTTAAAGGACAAGCGCCAACTGCTGGTGTGGCCTTATCATTACGTGATAGTAATGAGAAGAAGATTGATCAAATCTTAGCTTTGTTAAAGAAAACAGGATTTGATATTGATGATAAAGATAGAGTTGAAGAACCACCCTCGCCCACACCTAGTAAAGATTGGTCTTCTGTTGAGTCTAAACAACTCACGGGTGCTCGACCTTTGCCTATTCCTCCTGAGCAAGCTAGGCTTGACACAATGTACTCATCTGTTTTTGGTTCGAAGAAATCGTCTAGTTTGAAATGACTATCTTTTTGGCCTAATTCTCTTACTGTTGAGGACAAGAATTTTATACACTTATATAGTTTTGCTGATTCGTCAGGTTCTGGTTTTTAGTCACCAGATTGAAGAGTGTACTTTATCTCGCC